GAGGAAGGCGAGCAGCTGACCGTGGGTCTTCGCCAGGCGGTTCGTGCGGATCCCCGGCATGGAGAGCAGCTCGTTTTCGTATTGCGCGAAGGCCTGCCGGTAGCGGGCCATGATGTCGTTCTCGCGCTTGGCGGCGTGGACGATGAAGCCGGACACCTTCTCGATCGGCCATTGCTCAAGCCGCTCTGCCGAAGTCTTCGTGTCGGCCGACCAGCCTGCCATGTCGAAGCCCAGGGACATGATACGCTCAAGCACGGCCCGGCTCGCGTTGACCGGCTCGTTCTGCTCGATGACGATCGCGCCCCGGAACGGCGGCTCGAACGTCTCCATGCCGCCGTTCTTCACGCCGCGCGACCGGACGGTGCGCCCGTTGTACGCGGTCTTGAGTTCCTCCCACTCGAACTTGCGAGCGTGGCTGGCTTCCTCGCGGCGATCGCCCTCGATCAGAACGACTGGCAGGTTGCCGACCTTGCCGAGGTTGCGCGCCATGGCGGCGGGCGTGGCCTTGGCCGGGTCGAAGCCCTCATAGTTCTCGCGGCCGAGCAGCTTCCAGAGGAACTCGACCAGCGTGGTCTTGCCGGTACCCGGCAGGCCATGCATTTCGAGGAACGGGAAGCTCTTCATCTCGGCGCGGACCTGCTCGGCGAAGAGCGAGCCGAAGAAGAAGGTCAGGCAGACGAGGCCCTTGGCTCCGTATGCGGTCCAGAGATCGGCAAGCCAGCTGGTGTCGAGGTTATCGGCGTCATAGTCGATGTCGAGCAGGCGCTCGGAAGTGCCCAGCTTCAGGGCCTGCTTGCCGATCTGGAAGAAGTCGTCGTCGTTCGGCTTGAACACGCGGCCATTCGAGACGGCCAGCTGGCCGAAGACATAGGCCTTCGCCTCCCGGCAGTAGCCGGTGAAGCCGAGCGGGCGCACGTCGGGCAGGTCCGGGGTCTGGTGCTGGAGCATGCGGGTCAGCTGCTGGGCGTTGCCGGTCCAGACGCCGCCGAAGGCGAACAGGCGGTCTTCAAAGTTCGAGGCCTTGCGCAGCTGGGCGGCGGTGAAGTCGCCCTTCACAGCCGGACGCTTGCCGCTGGGATAGCGGATGTTCAGGAAAAACTTGGTCTCGTCGGTCGCCTCGTCGCGCTGGCGGTACAGAACGCGGAAGGCGCAATTGGCGATTTCCTCGACGGCCAGCGCCTCGCGCGAAGCCTCCATGCGGATTTTCGCTTCCTCGACGCTGTCGATTTCCTTCAGTTCACGGGTGCGCCCGCGCCGATACTCGTCGATCTTCTCCTGCACGATCGAGACGTCGATCGCGCACCAGTAGGTCCGATTGCCGAAGTTGAAGTGGAAGCTGTTCCACCGGTGCTTCTCCCAGATCAGGTAAGCCTTTTCCTGCGCGGTCTCGGCCAGCAGCACCTGCCCGTGCCAGAGATACTCGGCGCGGTGCTTATCGGTCAGGCGCTCCAGCTGGAGCAGGTCGTTCCAATCGAGTTCCTTGCCAGTCTCGTCCTCGCCCATCGGCAGCGCGGCGGAGGCGTCCCAGCGATCCTTGCGAGCCTGCTTGACGTAATCGCGGTTGCCCTTGGTCCCGGCGGGGCCGACGTCGAAGGCGAAGACGATACGGGGGCTGCGGTGCGGCTGATCCGAGGCCGCGATATGCGTCCGCAGCTGACTCAGGAACTCGCTGGGATAGTTGTTGCTCGACATGGTCGAGGCGGCGCGCTGGCCCGCCTGTTCGAGCGCCCAGGCATTGAAGATACCTTCCGCGAACCAGATGCTGTCCGCGTTGGCGAAATCGTCCATCGAGGCGTCGGGCCGGTACCAGGCCTGCCCCTTGTAGGACTTGCCATAGGCGAAGCGCGCCTTGCGATCGAACCGGCCAGGCTGATCAATCAGGCGCTCCCACCAGCTGCCGCCGGGCAGGGGGAAGCGCACGGTGGCGGAGCCGACATTGCGGGCCTCGTCGCGGAAATACTCCTGCGAGTAGGCGTCGCGCATGCCCATGAGGTTGAGGCCGCGGGCGTCGGTCAGATAGGCATCGGCCGCCGCGTTTGGGTTCTGGGAGGTCTTCTTGAACCGCTTCGACCATGTGTCGAAAATCTCGGGATAGAGATCGCGGACAGAGCCTTCCCAACCACAGCGGTTGGCCCGGCCGCACTTGAGCACCCACGGGCAATCGGAACGGGTGTAGACCTCGCGCCCGTCGCACTCGGGGCACTTGCCGCCCTGAAGCCACTCGCCCTGATCCTTCTTCCACTGAAAGTCGGTTTTCAGGAGCGGCATCAATTCGCGGCGGATATCGTCTCGCATCTGCATGGGAAATTCAGATCTTTCGGGAGGGTCAGGCGGGCGTCAGGGCTTCGCGGGGGTAGACCTGGACTTCGGGAAGGCGGCCGCTGCCGCGCCAGACCTCCACGAAGCCCCGGCGGTGCTGCCGCATGACGCTGGGTGTGAGGACGAGGCCGGTCTCGGTGGCAGGCACCCAGCCATTGGGTGTCCAGCGCTCCGAAGAGATGATCACCGACTGGCCGATGAAGAATGCGGGGCGGCGCGCGCTCATGCTGGCACCATGATCCAGAGCGCGGCGAAGGCGGCGAGTAGGATCGGCGTGGCGGCGGTGAGGGCCAGAACGTCGTTCCGAACCTTGCGCGGCGCTGACCGCCAAAGGTTGCGCCAAGCGACGAACGTCGAGGGCTTCGAAGCGGGGGCGGCAGGCCGTGCAGGGGCAACGGTGCGGAACTGGCTGGACGGGATGTGCAGCATGGAATGGCTCCGGTGGAGGGCAGGAAACAGGCAAAGCGGGGGCATTCCCGGAAGCGAGCCGGGCTGAAGGCATTCGGAAGTGTCAGGTCAGGCCAGCGCGGCCTTCAGGTCAGGTGCCGGCGGCGCTGGTTTCTGGATCCGGGGCCGGACCGTTGTCGTTGTCGGCGCGATCGTTCGCGGCCGGACGCCACTGGGTCATCGGAAGCGTATGCAGCGGGTTCGGATAGCGGCTTTTGCGGACGGTGCGGACGGCTTGCATCTCGACGACAAACCGGTGTCCGCAGACATCCGGGTTCCGGCAGTCGTAGTAGACCTCCCGGAATGTCGCGCTCGACTTGCCGGATGACCGCGCGAAAGCGCGACCGCCGCAAGCCGGGCAGGTGACGTGTGGAAGTTTCGCATGACGTGACATTGCTAGTTGTGCCCCCTAGCTTCCGCCCCGGCGCCATTGCCGGGCAGAAGTGCTTTCAACCGACCGAGAAGGCGCGGAACGATCGCGTCAGCTTCCTCGGTCTCGAGAATGGCGGCCTGAATCATCGCGGGCGAAGCGCCCGGCGCGAGGGCCTGAATGCAGCGGCCAACGGCGTCGCCAGCTTCGCGGGAGAATAAGGCGACGTCGTCAGCCAGCGCCGTGCGGCAAGCGACAGCATCCACCATCGCGACGTCCAGCTGTAGCGCGTAGCAGGAGAGAATCGGGCCGTGGTCGCCGCCCGTTTCGATGAAGGCGCGGTCGAGGGCGATTGCCTGGTCGAGCGTTGGCGTTCCGTGACGGTCACTCTCGCTCCAATGGCGGACGGTGCGAATAGAGCGGCCAGTGACCTTTGCGGCCGCTTCCCATCCGACTTTGCCGCAGACGGTGGTGATGGCGAGGGAGAAAGACAGAGGAGCGCGCACTTTTGTCATGCGTCGCTATCCCGTTGCGTTTTATCGTCGCTATCGCAAGCGACACCCTTTTCTGTAGCTGCTACACCGGCTTCATGCTTTTGGTTATAGACGGTATCTTCGGCGAACTTACTGATCGGGTAGATGTCGGGGCGCAGCGCATGACGTGAAACCCCAGTTGCCGATTCCATTGCCAAAACGCATTCGGCGGGCAGCAACTTCCCATTATTCAACCACTTCCAGACCGCAGCCTGCGAGCGCTGGCATATCCGCGCGGTAGCGGACTGCCCGCCTGCGATTGCGACTGCCTCTTTGAGAGCGTCGGAAGGGGTTAGAGCGTTGAGCATGGATCCAGCCTATAACCATAGATATAGTTCGGTCAATGCATATTTTTTGATCGCGGGCGATAACTGAAGTTGTAGGTAGAGGCATGATCAAGAGCGAACGCGTTGCTGAGCGGATGAAATTACTGGGATGGTCCCAGTCTGCGCTCGCGCGCGAAATCGGCGTCAGTCAGCCGACGATCGGCAAGGTTGTGACAGGACAATCGTCCGGATCCAGTCACCTCCACAAAATCGCGCGTGCGCTTCAGACGACGCCCGCATATCTCACCGGTGAAGTCGATGATCCGGCGGAAGACGCTTTCATCCCGCCTTCGGCGGCGGAAATTGCCATGCAGATGGGTCTCATCAAGGTTGAAGAAATAGACCTCTCGATTGGTATGGGTCTCGGCTTCCTCGACGAGAATGCGATGGAGCGCGTTGATCGCTGGATCCCCGAAGACTGGGTGCGAAACTTTACGCATTCCGCTGCTGCGCATCTGACTATCGTGAAGCCGCAAGGCGATAGCATGTACCCGACCATCAACGACCGAGACATCGTGATGATCGACCGGTCTCAGCGCATCATCGACCGGCAGGAAGGTATCTGGGCGCTGAACTACGGCGGGCTTGGCACAATTAAGCGCGTCCGGGTGCTGCCGGATGGGAAATACAAGTTAATGGCCGACAATCCGCAGGTACCACCAGAGGTCGCCGCAGATGGCGAAGTGTCCGTGATCGGCCGCGTAGCGGGCGTATTCCGCCGCACCTGATCGCCGACCATGCCTTCGACTCCTGAGATGTCCTTCGCGGTGGTTGGCGCCGCGCACGCGAACGCTGATGGTTCCAACCGGCAGTTCGAGATCCTGTTGTGCCATCCCGGCGAGCCGGTGACGTTAAGCCCTGAGCCGCAGAACAAGCACGATCCCAACGCAATTGCCGTCTTTTCATCCCGCGACGTGCAGATGGGCTATATCAGCGCCGATCGGGCGCAGCAGTTTCGAGAGCAGCTTCGCGGCGACCAGACGCGCGCTGTATTTCAGCGGCGCGCTAACTTCGGCGCGTGGGTTCGTGTCGGATTCGACGGTCGGGATCCTCATCTCACTAGCGCAATGCTTGCAGACCCTGTCGAAAAGGCGGACGCGCCTTTCGACGAAGATCAGCCGTTCTATCCGGACGAAATCTGGCCGGATGACTGAGCCCGTCGTGCTGCTTGACGATTAGTCGAGCTGTTCGACACGGGGGAGGGTGATCGCGGAGATAAGCAAGTCGGCGCGCGACAATGGATCGGAGCCTCGATAAGCATCCCGCACCGCACGTTCTGCAGCTGTCAGGGTGCGGCGACCCGTCATAACATAGAGAACGTCGATGCCAGCGTAGAGCAGCATCTCCATCCGATTTCCTTTGCGAATTCCGCCCATGTCATCCTCGATTGCGCGGGCAACGAATTTGCTGATGCCCGGTATCGTACCTGCCAGCTTGTAGCCTGTTTCAGCTTCCCATCGCTCCCGTTCCTCTTTGAAGCGTTGGCCGATAGTCTTATCGACGCCATCCCACGGGGTTTGATCGTCGATTGGCGACAGTACCGGCGCCGTTCGCACGGGCGGCGGATAGCTTCCGTGTTGGCGGATGGACGGTATCACCTCGCACGTGAGCCACCGCTCAAATTCTTCCGCGATCGACTTCCGGCTGCCAAGAACGAGCTTGTAAATGCCTGCCTCGTTCACGACCGCTACTTCCTGTGGCCCTCCAAGGGTGTCGCTAATAGCGACACCCTTTTGCCAGTCTCGCAGGCGAGTTGCAGCGTGGCGAGGATTGGCGATTTCCAGGATCGCGCAGACATCGTTTAAAACCCACCAGGGTACACCATCGCGAACGATCATTCGGATATCGGCAGCTTCGAAAAGAAGGGGGATCAACGCAGCCATTAGCTAAGTCCTTTGCAGACCTCGCCATATTGCTCCGGAAGGACGGTCGCAAGAGTGGTTACACGGGTGCGGTTTCCATCCGCAGATCACTAGTGAAACCTCCGCGATTGTCCAAGCGGTGGGTGACCTCTGAAATCAGCCACATGGTAGCGTCGATCTCGTCCTTGAAGCCCGATGCGCTGACGCGGGCTTCGGGCATCGCATCCGGCCTGCCCAATGCAAGCCGGATATCGAATGTGGCCGGGGCGCGCTTAAGGCGGTCGCGCTCGGCGACGGCGGCGCGTTTGGCCGATGCCTCGTCTGGGTAGACCTTCCGGATCTTCTTCGCGCCATCTTCCTTGCCCACGGTGAAGGTCCTGCGCTTCGCGGCCTTCTTGTCGTGCCAGCTGGCGGTAACGCCTTGCTGACCGTCGCGCTTCTGGCGCTGCCAGTTGTGGCCGTCGCCGCTGGCCTTCGTGATCGTCAGCGTGGGCAGGGCCTTGCCGGTGCTGGTCTGCCCGGCGCCCTTCGGGGCGAAGATCAGGTTCTTGTCCTTGATCGTGGCAACCGCATCGTGTTCGCGGCCGAGGCGGCGCAGGAAGGCGATATCGCTTTCCCGGCCCTGGCTGATCGACGGCAGCGCAATCGAGGCGAGCGAAGCGGTGATGCGAGCCGTGAGGCCATTTCGCCCGGCGACGTCGCGCAGCACGGCGCCGAGCGTCGTCTTCTTCCACGACTGGGAGCGGCGGTTGCGGATGGCGCTGGTGAAGTCCGCCGCCCGCGCCTTGATAGTGATCTGATCGGGCGGCCCGCTGTGCTGGACGTCGTCCACCTTGAAGCTGCCCTTGTCGATCAGGCCCACCGTGACATCGCGGCCCTGTTTCCAGCCTAGCTGCAGCTTGAGCACGGCGCCTTCCTTTGGGATGGCGAGCATACCGTCAGTGTCGCTCAGCACGATGTCCAGCTGGTCAGCTTCATCCCCGCGCTTCTCCGACAGGGTGAGCGAGACCAGGCGCGGATTGATCCGGTCAGTCAGATCCTTGCCGTCCAGCGTCACGCGCCAGTCGGCCATGTTGTTGATGGCTTCGCTCATGCCGCGGCTTCCGTGGAGTTGGTCGGCGCCGGATCATCGACGCGCAGGAGGTCGATACCGAAGTCGATCCGGCGCGGAGTGCCATCGGCCATCAGCACGGCATGGCGCTCGTCGATCGCGGTGATGACGTAGTTGCCGAACACCGTGCCATTGCCGCTGACGAGCGGCAGCGCTTCGCCCGCGTCCGCCATCTCGCGCAGTTCGTCGACCGACACGCGGCCGTCGGCGACCTCGGTATAGACCGCGCCGGAAAGGCTGATCGTTTCATCGCCGGGGCCGACGAACTGCGTGGCGTCGCGCGCGCCGACGCGGCCCGAGCGGGCATGGCGCCAGTCGGTCTTGCGCTGCAATTCGTCGGGGCCGAGCGTGCCGATTTCGAACAGGAACATGCCAAGGGCGAGCAGATGCATGGTGTGATTCCTTAGTCGTCACCGAAGCCGCGACCGCGCCGCTCGCGCTCAATCTGCTCGATGGCCTTGCGGACCTCGTCTGCAATGTCCTGCGCCTGGCCGCCGCCGGTGACGTCGATCTTGATGCTGTAGGTGATGGAGACCGGCGCCGATGCCGCGCCAGCTGCGCCGGTCTGCGCCGCTGCTGGGATTGCGGCCAAAGCTGTTCCTGCGGCACCCGCCGCGAGCGCGCCCGCCATCTGACCGGACATGGCATTAAGGCGCGGCACCAGCCCATCCGCCGAGAAGGCGCTTGCCATCCGGCTCCCGAGTTGCCCGACGCGTTGGAGCGGCTCCGCCGCGTTGTCGGCAAGGCCTTCGTCCAGGCCAGCCATGACAAAGCCGCCGAGGCTGGCGAACACGCGCGATGGCGAATGGATCACGAGCACCTCCTTGAACCAGCTGACGGCCGAGTTCGCAGCGCCGACGATCGTGGATTTCAGTGCCGACAGACGGCCGGTGATGCCGTTGATCAGGCCCTGCATCAGGTCGCTGCCCGCCTGCGACAGGCGCGACGGCATGGAAACGCCCAGCCAGTTCATTAGCGCTGCGAAGCCCGCGTAGAGCAGGCCGATCGGTGAGAAATTGACCAGCATGGCGGCAATGCCCGCGATGCCGCCGTTAAAATAACCTTGGATCTCGGTCCAGATGCCGCTGAACCACGTCGTGATCGCGCCCCAGTTCTCGTAGATCAGGTAGCCCGCCGCTGCGAGCAGGCCGATGCCCAGCACGATACCGGCGACGATGCCGATCAGCGGCAACATGCCGATCCCGAGCGCGGTGGCGGCAGCGGACAAGATAGCGAACGGCGCAACAAGGCCAGCCATAATGATTGCGCCGCCCCCGAGCACCAAGAATAAGCCCGCAAATATCGTCGCGGCCACGGCTAGGGCGCGGGTAAGCTGCGGATGACGCTTTGCGAGTATCGCCAGCTTGTCGGCCCAACCGGAGAGGCGGTCCGAGGCTTGGTCGATCATTGGTCTCAGCTGATCGCCGATTGTCGTTGAGAGTGACTTCGACTGGATCTGGAGCCGCTTCACCTTCTCCGCACTGTCATTCATTCGGTCCGCGAAGTCGGTGTTGACCGTGCCGTCGGCGCTCAGGGCCTCGGCGCGGATGCTCTGGTATTCCTGAAATGCCGACATGAGAGGGCGCAGCGCCTGCTGCACCTGCATGTCGCCGAACAGGCTGGAAAGCTTCGCCTGGTCTCCGCCGGTGGCCTTCTGCGTCAGGCGCACGATCTCCTCAATCGGACTGCGGCCTTCCTTAGCGGCCTTTTTCATCGCGGCGGGGATGTCGATGCCGAATTTCTTGAAGTTCTTGATCGTGTCCCCGGCGTTGATCTTGGACAGCAGGTTCTGAAGGTTGTTCGCGGCACCGGCGGAATCGCCTGCGCCCTTGCGCGTGATCTGGAGGGCGGCGGCGAGATCCGCGACGGCCGGGATGCCCTTCGAACCGAGGCTCTGCATACTGGCCGTCAGTTCGGGGAAATACTGCGCCATGTCCTTGACCTCGAAGGCGCCGCTCTTGCCCGCCTGGGCCATCACATCGAGCGCCTTGCCGGTCTGGGCGATCGGCACCTTGAGGTTGTCGTAGGAGGCGAAGGTCGCGCGGCCGAGGTCGTCGATCTCGGCCTTGTAGGCCGTGGCGGCGCGCCCGATCGGCGTCATCATGTCGACGGCCTGCCGCGCGCCGAGGCCGAAGCCAGTGAGGGTGTCCACGCCCTTCTGCAGATCGGAGGGCAGCTGATTGACCGCCAGCGCGGCCTTACGAAGATCGAGGCCCATCAGGCGCCCGGCCTCGCGGCTCTGGTTCACCTTCTGGTTGATGTCGGTCATCACCGACTCAAATTCCATGGCGTCCTGCGCGGCGCCTTCCAGCGGCTTGGCGATAATCATCCCGGTGCCTATCGCGGCGGCGCCGCCTGCAGCGAGACCGGCGGCCGAACCCTGCACCTGCGAAAAGCGCGATCGCGCAGCGGAGAAGCGACGCTCCCGGTCCGATACCTCCTGAAGGCGGCGATCCTGATTGCGCAGGCTGTCGTTCGACCGCTCGATCTCGCTGCGCAGGCGGCGCTCTTCCGAGGCAAGGTTGCGGGTCGAGACGCCCGCCGCCGTGAGACGGCTGCGAACTTCGGTCAGGCGGGTTTCGTGCTGGCGGTGTTGGGCGGTCAGGCGCTCGGCTTCGCGGCGGGCGCGGTCGAACTCCGTCCGCATGGCGCGGGTGGGATTGGTCGTTGCGCCGAGCGCGTGGCCGAGTTCGGTGGCACGGGTGCGGGCCTGCTGCATGGCCCGTTCGCTTTCGCGCATGCCCTGTTTCAGCTGGCGGAACTCGCCCACGTCGGCCTGTGCGCGCTGCAGGCCTTTCAGCTGGTCGCGGGTAGCCTTCAGGGTCTGCGCAAGCCGGGAGGAACCCGAGGCAGCGTCCCGCATTGGCCGGGTGAGCCGGTCGGCGCCCTCCATGAGGACCCGGATGCGCAGATTCCTGTCAGACACTTATCGTTTCCCGCGTTTCGGTGTGGTTTCGGCAGATCCGGCGCGCTTTTCGGCCTTCGCGCGCCAGATCATCAGTTCGGCGATCGGCCACCCGTCCATTTCGGACGGCGGCCAGCTGAAGACGCTGGCGATGTCCGCCATGGCGTCGGCTACGTCCGCTGGGAGAGATCCTGCTTCGCGCCCTTCGGCAGCAAAAAATCCATGATCTCGCTGCCCAGCTGGGTGAGGTCGGCGGGATCGAGATTGGCGATGTCCTGCTTGGACAGCATGGGGTCGGTGATGCGCGGCAGCAGCGTTTCCAGCGCGCCGTATTCGAGGTTGAGCAGGCCCGACAGAGAGAGACCGCGAAGCGAGCCGGACTTGGGCTTGCGAACAAGAACGGTCTCGATCGTGGTTTCTCCGCGCGTGAACGGCGCGTCGAGCGTGACGGTGCGAACTTCCGGGGCGGAAGCGGCGGCAAGTGCGGTGGAAGCGGCCAGCGCGGCCTTGGTCTGGGTCATTGATGGTTTCCGGTATCGGGAGGGAAGGGGGCGGCCCGGCGCGCGGCCGGGCCGAGGGATCAGAACATGCCGAGGGCGGTGCGGCGCGCAGCGAGCAGATCGATGCCATTGACGACTTCGACCATGTTGATCGGGTCGATCTCGATCTCGGTCCGGCCATTCCAGACCAGCTTGTAGTAGGCGACAGCCATGGTGGCCTTGAAGTCGCCGACCTCGCCGGTTTCCTGATCGCCAAACTCGATTTCCGAGAACCGGCCGCGCAGGATCACTTCCACGGTATCGATTTCGGCAGTGTCATCGCGCTGGTAGTTCCCAGCGAAGCGCATGTAGACACCATCGATCGTGGGCGTTCCCCACTGGCGGATGATGTCGCGCATCGGCCCGGCGAAGGTCATGGAAGCCTCCATGGCTTCCTGTCCCATGTCGAGCGAAACGGTGCCGCTCATACCCGCGCCGCGATACTCCTCCATCTTGCGCGTGAGGTTGGGCAGGCCGACCGTCTTGGCGTCGCCCTGATAATCGTTGCCTTCATTGAACAGCATCTGGTCCTTGAGGACGCGGGGAAATCCCATGGTGGGCTCCTATGATCGAGGTGGTAGAGAGGGCGGCCGGATCAGGCCGCTTCGGCCAGCTGGTTCGCGAAGTCCGCGAAGTAACTGTCCGTGATGCGCTGGTTGAAGCCGAGGTCTTCGAGCGGCGGCGGCACGGTGTAATCGTAGTCGATGCGCAGCTTGCCCGCCTTGAGGCTGGCGGTGCTGTTGTTCGCCTCGTCGTACCTGGCGTTGAAGCCCAGCACGATGCCCTGCGACTTCAGCTGCCGGCCGAAGCCATTGATGGTCTCGACGATGTCCTTCACCAGCGCTGGGGTCAGCGGCTTGTCGATCGCCCAGAGCATGCCCGCGACCACGGTGTCGGCGAGCAGCTGGGCCACGCGCACCGTGCTTTCGAAAGCGAACAGGTCATCGTCCGAGCAGGTGCGGTTGCCCCAGAAGCGAAAGCCGTCGTCGGTGCGGACAAGCGCAGTGACCTCGGAAGCATTGAGGAGGTTGGCCTCGCTGGTGTCGTCCTCGATATCCCAGCGGATGGGCAGGCTGACGCCGACGACGCCGCTGACGGCGACGTTCGAGAGGGTTTTGTGCGGGCCGGTCTGGGTATCAATCAGCGCGCGCAAGCCCATGGCGTAGGCGGCGGCATAGCCGGTGACGTTGGTGCTGGTCGCGGTGTCGAAAAGCAGGAAGTCCGGCATCAGCAGCATGAGTTCGCGCGCCGAGAAGTTCGCGCGGTAGAGCAGAGCGTCTGCCACGGTATCGCCGATTGCGCGGGCATAGGGGAAGCCGCGCAGCTTCTTGGCGATAGCAACAAGCGCCGTCGTGACCGCCTGCGTTTCGAGGCCGGGGGTGCCGAGGACCTTCGGCTTCACGCCCAGCTGCGACTTGGCGTCGAGCAGGGCCTGCATACCGGTCTTCTTGCCCTCGGGCGTGGTGGTGCCGATGACGTTGCTGGCGGTGCCAGCGTCGTCAGCGCCTTCCTCGACGCGCACGACGACGACGACGGCGCGCGTCTGGTCGGCGATGGCGCGCAGCGACTTGGCCAGCGTACCATCCGTGCCCGCCTTGCCGATTGCGGTCTCGAGGTCGGTGACCAGCGCCGGAGTGTCGAGCGGGAACGTGGTGGCATCTGCGTCGGCGCCGGTGGCAACCAGGCCGATGATGGACGTGGAAACAGCGGTAAGCGTTCGGGCGCCGTCGCTGATCTCGGTGAGGGTAATGCCGTGCTTGAAGGCCATGAACAGGATCCTTGGTTAGAGAGAGACGGGCACGAGAAGGCGGGAGCGGGCGTTCGACGCGGTGCCGGTGCGCCGGGTGTCGAGAACGATGACGGCAGAGCCGCGCGTGGCACCGGCCATGAGGCCGACCTGATCAAGGCGAATGCGGTCTTCCCAGCGGGTGAGTGCGATCACGGTGGCCGCGTAGATCCGCAGGATGTTGGCGCGGGTCATGGGCTTGTCGATCAGGTCCGGCAGCAGAGAGCCGAACTCGCGGCGGCTGACGCAGGAACCGATGCGAGTGCGCAGGATGACCTTTGCGGACTGGCGGATATCGTCGTCGCCCTCGATCAGTTCGCCGGTGGTTTCGTCCATGGCGGCCATCAGACGGGAGTCCCTGTCTGCGGCGATCCGGCGGGGTGCTTGTGGCCCTTGAGGCTGATGCCGCCGCCAATCACGTCCTCGGACGCTTCGGCCTTGCCCTCGATCGACACGTTACCCTTGATGGCGACGTCGCCCTCGATCGTGACGCCGCCCGGCGCGGTGAGCGCGGCGGTACCGCCTGCAGGCAGGGTGACGGTCAGCGCGTGGGTCGCGTGATTGTAGGAGATGACGGCGCCGTCAGTGAATTCGAGCTGGAAGAGGTCGGGGTCCGACGTGCTCGGCGAATTCGCGTCGGAGTAGATGCCAGGCAGCACGAGGCCGTTATCGACGTCACCCTCGGGGCAAAGGACAGCGCACTGTTCGCCTGCGGAAGGCGGGCACCAGAGTTTCACGCGACCGGCGAGCAGGGCGACCCACGGCAGATCGCCGGTTTCGAGGTCGCCCAGCTGGACGGTGCAGGTGCGCGCGGCGTGGTCGATGGACGCGACAGTGCCCACCTGAATGACCTCGCCGGTCAGCTGCTCATGGTCGTTGGATTGCGCCATGGAGCGACCATGGCGCGGGAAGAATCAGCTTTCGCGGGGCTGCATTTGGTCAGTTGGTTGTCCAAATGCGAAGTGGCGGCTTTCCAGATTTTTCTTCTGAAACTTGCCGTTCCGGACACGCCCCTTAACGGACGTCCGCCTTGGCCCCTTTGGGTGCAGCGAGTGAACAGGCGATCCGGTACATCGCGTTACCATCAACAATTTCAGAGACCGCCACCCATTCGGAAACAGACGGCGTTGATAGGCCCATACCTCCGTCAGTGTAAATGACGGGCGGTAGCTGAATAGAGACCTTCATTTTGCGAGATGCACAATCGAAGTGCTCAGTAGAGCGTACGGTTGTATCCTCCCGATTTTCGGTGACTAGAGATGCAAAATGCCCTTTGCGTTGGACACTTGCTCTATCAACGAAACGAGTGCTCCCGTTTGTTGTTGATATCAGCTGCCAATCCGCAGCCATGGCCGTAGTTGGCGACACGATTAACGCCACAAGGATGCAACTTAGACAACGCATACCGACACACTGCCACGAGCGCGGCCGTTCCGCTATCCACCCATCTCGGTCATAGGCGGCGCGCAGCCGCGCTACCGAAACCGGAATGGCAGGTTTCGGATGAAAATTCTGAAATCCGGCCATTCTCGATCTACGTAGCGGGCGCCATGGCCGCGCTTGTTAGAGCGACCATGGCGGTACTGCGTCAATCGTCGTTGTCGGCCAGCGCAAAATTGCTGATCAGCACTTCGCGCGCCGGTCGTGATGCCGCGCCGATGGTGTAAGTCGTGTCGATCGGCGCAACGATGAAGCGGCCGAAAGTCTCGCGTACTCCCTCATTGTCGTTGAGAGACATCAGGAACTTGCCCTTGATGCCCGCCAGTTGGTTGGCCAGCCCGGCGAAGTCCTCGCGGGTGAAGACGTCGGGGCCATAGTCCTTCTCGCAGGCCCAATAGGGCGGATCGAGGTAGAACAGCGCGCCCTCGCGGTCGTACCGGCGGATGAAGTCGCTGTAGGGCAGGCGCTCGATGACTACAGATTGCAGGCGATCATGGATGTCCGCGAGCATTGGCTCGATCTTGCTGACATCGAAGCGGGCCGGGCTGGATGCATCCACACCGAAGGTGCGACCGGACACTTTGCCGCCGAACGCCAGGCGCTGGAGGTAGAGGAAGCGGACGGCACGCTGCAGGTCGGTCAGCCGATCGGGATCCTGCCCGAGTAACCGCTCGAACTCTGCCCTGCTGGTGACGCGGAAGCGCAGCATGTCGACGAGGTAGGGATAGTGTTCGGCCAGGCAGCGGAACAGGCCCACCACGTCACCGGAAATATCGTTGATCGCTTCAGCCTTCGGGCGCCGCGAACGGCGCAGGAAGATGCCGCCCATGCCCACGAACGGCTCGGCGTAGCTGGTGTGCGGAGTGCGGTCGAGAATGGCGCAGATGCGCTTGGAAAGGTTCCGTTTTCCGCCGATGTAACCGGCCGGGGGAGAAACGGGGCGAACGAGAACAAAAGGGGTAGACATGTGATTGATCCTGCACGATTGCCCTTCCGCGCCTGAGACGCGGAAGGGTGCTCGAAGGGGCAGGCGTGCTGCCCGGAGAGTGCGAGTGCAGGCTCGCTGGTTTCGAGATGCGGGAACATCCGAGACCCCCTTCCGTAAAGGGGGAAATGGGCGGCGTGAAGTGCCGCCAATCACTTACTCAGCAGTAGCGGAATCGGCGTCCGACATCGCGGCCTCCTCCACAACCGGCATGGTCAGGACGCCGAGGCCGATCTTGTGGGCAACGCCGCGCGCCACTTCGTCCACGCGGGCTTTGGTGGCGGCTTTGTCGTAGCCTCCGTCATCCTTGAGGACGGCGTTTACCGAGCGCAGGTGCTTAATTTCACCGCTGGTGAACGTGACCGGCACGGAGCGGGTGGTGGCGTCATAGGCGCCGATCTTGATCTTCAGGTCGGACATTGTGTTTCCTTTCAGGCGGGAGCGTTCGGCCAGGCGACGGTGGCCGGGTCGAGGGTGGTTTCGGGAAGATCGCGCAGGGCCTGCCGGTAGAGTCGCCATTCTTCGCGCTTGGTGACCGTGAGCGGACTGTCCGGCACCTGCGTGAAGTCGCTGGCAGCAAGAAGCCGATCGCGCTGCGTTCGGATCTGCCGCAGCAACTCGGCATTAGGTGGCGGGGGGAGCGGTACGGCGATCGGGTCGCCGTTTTCGTCTGCCGCGATCATGGAGCCGGAAGAAGCCGCCGCGATCAGGCTCGCGTGGGTCTCAGGAGCCACCGGCCGTGCGTCTTCCGGCATGGCCCCGTGAATGGTGTCATCAAGAAAACCGCCTGCGGAGGCGCTGTAGTATAGCGTCACGCGAAATTCTCCTTAATTGCCGAGCGCGAACCACCAGGCGGTGGCTTGGGGAGCCGCGTTCCAGAAGCTGGCTCCCAGTCTGGTCACGCTGTAGGGCAGCGGGCAGTTGGCCTGCGCGTCGCCGTTGCCGACTTCGGTGGCTACGCCCGAGTGGATGTGGAAACAGGCGTTCGGGAACTGGATCGGGAAAGTCAGCGAGCCATAGGAATTGTTGCCGCAGGTGATCGTGCCCCACTGCATGATGAGGCCATTCGGAAGCCGCGTGTATCCGGTCGCGGCCAAGCTTCCGGAGGGCAGGATATCCTGAAGCTGCCACCCATCGAGCAGGTCCGCATCAAGTCCAGATCCCGACCCATCATTGCCTGCCCACCAGACGGGCTGGCCGCCGTACCGAAGTGTTGCATCTCCTGCATTGCAGCCCAGCCCAAGCCCGGACGTGCCGAAGGTGACATATCCGGCATTTCCGTCCTGCTGGCCACGGATGGCGATGCCGTTCGTCCAATTGACGTCACCGATCCAGGCATCGTCACCGATCGCGATTGCCAGCCCGTCGCCATTGGCGCGGGCACGGAAGCGCAGGGCATTTACCTCGCCGTTACCCCAATAGTTGCCGCCTTCGTCGATCGTGGCGATATTGGCGTTGGAGTTGTTCTGCCAGATGAAGGTCCCGGCCACCCGGGCATAAGTCGCGCCGTTGGCGGTGAAATGAAAGCGGCTGACGCCCTCCTCCGACCTCACCCAATCGTTCACATAGTTGCGCATGAACTGCGAGGCATGAAGGCCGTCCAGCATATCGCTGTCCATCCCGGACCCGGCGCCGTCGTTGACCAGAGACCAGACAGTTCCGCCGTTCAGCGTCATCGCCCCGGTCACGGCCATGCCGCCCGAGAAATCCTGACCGTTAGCCGAACCGAGACGACCATTTGCAAGATTGATCTGGAAGGGCCGCAGGTCGTTCCAAATGTCGGTGACGCCGGTCCCAGCTGCGCTCAGCAGGATGTAGTAGGCGCTGCCGTCGTTGCGGTGAATCGCGGTCGGGTAATTGCCCGAGCCGTTCTTCAGGAGCAGCCCGTTCTGATAGGTGGCCTTGATCGAACCGGTGAATGATAGCGAGCCGTCCAGCAGGGCGTAGGCATTGCCCTGCCTGCCATCGAGAAGGTCCGCGTCGAGACCGGAGCCTGCGCCGTCGTTGCCGGTGTGCCAGAACTCATAGGCGGCGGTGCCCGCGGACCAACCGCCGAACTTGAACTTGTTGTCAGTGTCGAGGCCGAAGAAGGTGGCGTAGGAGTTGGGCCGGTGGAAGGTCATCACCGCCGCGCCGGTGCCATTGCCCCGGATCTCCAGCGGAGTGCCGGTCGAGCCGGTGCGCGCGGCTATCGCCGAGCTATCACCGATCAGATAGCTGATCTGGCTCGAGATGGTATCGCCGCCCTTGTTGATGGGCGTGTAGCCGAGGCGGGCGATAACGTTCGAATAGTAGCTGCCGTCCTGACCGTCGAGCAGATCCGCATCAAGGCCGGAGCCGGCACCGTCATTCGATGCCGTCCACATCCCGGTGAGATGGCCGTCGAACACGAAATTGCCGAGGTCGGTAGAATCGACCGTGGCCTTGAGACGGTTGGCGGCGCTCCACCCGATCTTTACGGAATTGGTCAGCTGCGCATTGCCGGTGCCCTGTTGCACCGGCCAGAAACCGAGGCGCGCAGGGATATTGGCGTAGAAGCTGCTCTGCTGGCCGTCGAGCAGATCAGCATCCAGGCCCGAGCCCGCACCGTCGTTGCCGGGGTGCCAGATACCGCCGTTGCTCGCGCCGAAGCGCGCGTCGAGCCACGCGGCGACCGCATCCTTCACCATCTTGGCGGCCGGAACACGGGTGGCATCCAGCCCGGAAATCGTTTCGGTGAGCGTCGCCAGCTCGACAACGCCCTGGACTTCCGTGGTCGCGGGCGGGTTGAGGAAGTTCGTATCGCCGAAGGTCAGCTGGCTGGCAGTGATATCCGCGAACTGCACGTCGATCGCGAGCAGCATGATCGCCTGCGACGACTTTTCGAGGATCGGGTCAGCCTGGCCGTAGATCGCGAACAGGGTGCCGTCCGCGAGATAAAGGGCGAAGCTGCGCACCGTGTAGACGGAAGCGCTTTCGTCGCGGACGATCAGGTGGATGGTGTCGTCCGCCACGACGTCGCCCGAGATGGTGGCAAGGCGCTTGCTTTCGCCGGGCAGTGCGGTTGCAGTCGGCGAAGGCACGACAAGGCTTCCGGACACGCCGACCTGCGCGATCGTGACAGCGGCGGTCCCGG